GTACGATGCACCTACCACGGTACATCTCCTAGCAACTGCTCGTGGATAAGGCGCATCTCATGCTCTATCTGTGTCACCACGGCGTTGAGGTCATTGCGCCTCGCACCTAGCACTGCGTACCTAGCACGTAGCTCGTCGTTACTGAGTACTGGGATACGCTGCTCTTGGATGCTTGGTACGTAGTGGTTGTCATCAATGTTCATGGTAGTCTCCGGTGTGAGTTCATAGTAATGACCAGTCGAGGAGCGCAGTGACGAAGCACGTCGTACTTGGTACTAAGTGCTACGCAGGAAGTGTTTGGGGCCCCATATTGGCTCGGCACTTTGCACTTCGTACGATGCAGATCGAAAACGGTGCGGAGTGGCAATTCTCAGACTGGGGTATGTCGGTACGACACGACCATAACGCATATTTTTCGCCAAAATTTTTTGCGTAAAATTATATCAAATTTGATATATTAGCTTGACAGTCCCACATAACATACATTAAAGTATGTGGGTGCCTATAAACAAATGCCAAGATTGCGGCGAAAGCAATCAAAAGAACTTCTACGCCAAGACCTGGAATCGCTGCAAGGCGTGCGAACAAGCGCACCGCAAAGCACGTCGCACTGCGCACCCCGAACTTCGCGCGAAGGCCGTTGAGAGCACCAGAATCTGGAGAGCCAGCAACCTGCTTGGTAAGCGCATACATCACGCGAGAGCACGGGCGCATAGCAAGAAGATGAAGTTCAACATCAACCGGCGCTACATAGAACAATTATGGGAAGAACAAGGCGGGCTATGCTACTATACAGGCCTGCCCATGACGCGTACCCCCGACGATCGCAATAACAGCGTCTCTTTGGACAGAGTGGATAGTACCAAGGGCTACGTGCGCGGTAACATAGTGCTATGTCGCTCCGCCATCAATTTCATGAAGAGGCACCACGGCTTAAACCACTTCGTTGAATTGTGCAAGCAAGTCGCGCAGAATATGACATGAAACAGTTCTGGCACCCACGAGGTCCCGTACCGCTGGAGTATAACTACACCCGCGAAGCACCTCGCACTTGGCAACAAGTACGCCTCACCCGGCTACTAGGTACAGAGGCGAAGTACAAAGTGGCAGTCCCGCAGCCCTCTATGTCACTATGCGACTATGCCAAAACAACTTGTAGTTAAAAAAGACGTTGAGACGATGCTGTCAGAACTCACCGACATGCAACGTCTCTACGCAGAAGCGAGGTTACACGGCCTATCACCACTAGACTCAGCAAAAGCAGCGGGGTTCAGCCACCCATCGATCCAGTGGCACGGATACGAGAAGCATCCGAAGATAGCACCAATAATTTCTATGGCGAATGCCAGATCTATGGAACGCTACCAGCTCTCCAGAGACGACATCGTCAGTGGCTTTCTGGATGCGGTGAATTCCGCTGGGTCGAGCACCGAGCTCACTGCCGCATGGCGGGAAATTGGGAAGATGCTCGGACACTATGCCCCGGAACAACACGAACACAAAGTGAGCGTGGAGAATATGACGCTCAACCGCCTGGAGACGATGTCAGATCAGGACTTGGCGGCCCTCGCCGAAATGGACGAATTTACTTTACCTCGCGACCACGAGCTGGTTGCGAGGTATGAGGTACTTGACGAATGACACTACAAGATATAGCACTAGTCGTAGGGATTACGATACCACTCATGGGCGGCGCAGGGACTGGCGCGAAGCTGTATGGCGATAAATACATATGGGTCGCGTCAGATACGTACAACGAGACGGAGCTGCGAAAGTTGCAGCGCGAGAAGCGTCTGCTTGAGTTCGACAAGGAAAACGGTACAATAACACCACGTGGCGAACTTGAGCTGCGCGAACTTAAAGACTTGGAGAAACAGCTGCTGCTACAGATGCAATGAGCAACGCTTACGTCAAAAAGTATGAAACTCACCACACCAAAGAGCGCCAGAAAGGCCCTCCAGATACACCTCGTAAACCAAGGTCAGCGTATAACCGGCCTAAACCGTTTAAGATCGAAACGCGTTGGACGTATGTCGACCCCGAGGCCTCGTGGACTACCTATAATCGCTATCGAACTAAAGAAGCCCGAGATAGAGCCCTCGCCCAGCTATTGCGGAAGTACAAAGACCGCTGCACTATACAGTTCCGATGACTGATGGTCCCCTCGTATGCGAAGACTGTGGATTTACCGCGACCAGCAAAGCCAAGTTCGGTTATGCTAAAGGTGTATGCACTCCGTGCAAGGCTAAGAGAGATAAGGCACGACTTCGAGATAATGCGGCTCAACGCCGATCCGAAAAGGATCTTGCAGCTGCACGTAAAGCAGCTGCCGCTAGCGCAGCTGCGCAACGGAGAGCGCAACGCAACGCGAAACGTAAAGCAGAGAGGGACGCCGCAAAAGCCGCTGCTAAGGCTGAGCGCGCCGCCGAACGGCAAGTCCGCGCATCTAACCAAAAAATTAACATCGCTAAGAGAGAGCTGGCAATCCGCCACCTTTCTCGGCAGCATCTGCTACCATTCGTACTACGTATGGAGCCCGATGACTATCTTCCGGGCTGGGTGCATAAAGATATATGTCAACGCCTGGAGCAGTTTGAGCGAGACATTATCGACAAGAAGTCTCCACGCCTTATGTTGCAGATGCCACCTCGCCATGGGAAATCTCAGCTCGCGTCTGTCAACTTCCCGGCATGGTACCTTGGACGAAATCCCAAGCACGAGGTAATAAGTGCAACGTACGCGGGGTCGCTTGCGAAGGACTTCTCCAAGAAAGTAAGGGGGTTAATGCGTGAACCACGATATAAACAAGTATTTCCAAGATGTGTTCTCAACAAAGATAGCCAAAATATTGATGGATGGAACACAACCGTCGGAGGTAGCTATGTACCTGCAGGCGTTGATGGTGGTATCACTGGTAAGGGAGCCCATTGCCTTATTATCGACGACCCCGTCAAAAACGCTGAGGAGGCCGAGTCGGCGACACAGCGTGCAAGTGTACAGGCGTGGTATAGCTCAACGGCGTATACACGGCTTGCACCCGGAGGCGGAGTCCTCATCATCCAGACCCGCTGGCACGATGACGATCTGAGTGGCTGGCTTGAAAACAAAATGCACGCAGGGGACGGTGAGAGCTGGGAGATCGTACGTTACCCTGCAGTCGCGCTTAAAAATGAACGCTACCGCCAGAAAGGTGAGGCACTTCACCCAGAACGTTACGACATCAATGCTCTTGCAAGAATTGAGAAAGCAGTTGGCCCAAGAGTATGGGACGCCCTGTATCAGCAGCACCCAGTCGCAGAAGACGGAACCTACTTCACGAAAGACATGATGCATTACTATACGGGCAGCCCACCGGCCCGTATGCATTACTATGCAGCATGGGATTTTGCCATTGGTAAACTCGACAGGAACGATTATACTGTCGGCCTCACCGTTGGCGTAGACATGGAAGACAACATTTGGGTTGTCGACTGCCGCCGAGGGCGGTGGGACGCATTCGAAATCGCCGAACAGGTGGTCGATATGCACAAAGAATACAACGCTCAGATGACCGGGATAGAACGTGGTCAGCTGAGTATGGCTATTGGGCCATACCTCGACAAGCGGATAATGGAGGAGAAACAGTACCACTTGGCACTGAAAGACCTCCCGCCTGGTAAGAGGGACAAAGAATCGCGAGCCCGTGTAATTCAGGGCCGCATGCGTCAGGGCAAAGTGTTCTTTCCGAAGAACGCGCTCTGGATGACGGAAATGAAAGAGGAAATGATGAAGTTTCCTCTTGGGCAACACGACGATATGGTTGACGCACTCGCCTACATCGGACTGTTGCTACAAGATATGTCGCCTCCAGCGGAGTTGAAAGACCCAGATCCTTGGCAAAAGGGTTGGCGGAAGCGCTTGAAGACACAGTTAACCGTACCGCGCGCAGGAGTTTCGCACGGTGGGTCGTACCTGAGACGATAAATGAAAGTTAAAAGCGTAACAATCGAAACCGACAACGGCGATGAGATCACAATGGGCTTTGATGAGGTCGATGACTTCATGAAGGCGATGCGTAGGCTGAAGAAGTCGTGCCAGCCAGAACCTGAATCTGAAGGCCCGACAGGGCGGGAAATACTGATGCAGCAGCAGCTCCAGATGGAGGTCTATAGGCTGCAAGCTGAGAAGCAACTTGAAGAAGTGCGCCGCCTGCAGACGCGTAACGCGGGGCAGCAAATCATGACG